TTAAATAATATCTAGCAGAATTTAAATCTGCAACTTCTGCCCAACTTACTCCATTCCAATCTTCTGTTTTTCCTGAAATTGTACTTGGAGGAGTATCTTCTCCACCAAAACCTAAAGCAGCTGTAGTAGTTCCAGCTCCTGCTAATGCAGTTCTAGATGTATTCATATTATTTACTTCTGTCCAGTTAGTTCCATTCCAAACTTCTGTTTCATTTTTTGCAGGTTGACCGCTAAATGCTAAGGCAGCGGTGTTACTTCCAACTCCACCTAAAGCACGTCTTGCAGTATTTAAGTCATTAACTTCTGTCCAATTTGTACCATTCCAAAGTTCTGTTTCCGCTTGGTTTGGTTTTCCACCAAAAGCTAAACAAGCTGTGTTAGTAAGTCCAGCACCCGCTAGTTCTCTTCTACCACTATTCATATCATTAAGTTCTGTCCAATTAGTGCCATTAAAAGATTCTGTATATCCACGATCACTGCCATCATTTCCACCAAAATCTAAAGCTGATGTTGAAGTTCCAGCTCCTGCTGATGCAGACCTACCAGTGTTCATGTCATTTACTTCTGTCCAGTTAGTTCCATTATATGATTCAGTGGCACCTGTATAAGCTGTTCCAGTGTAACCAGCAAATATTATTGATGCATCCTGAGTTCCTGCCGTACTAGCTCCAGCATAAGCTCTTGCTGTATTAACTGTATTACCTGTAGCCCACGCACCTACTGGCTGGCCTGGGCCTGTCCATTCTTCTGTTGCTGTTGTAGAAGGTGTTTCTCCACCTGCTACGATAGCTGATGTTTGACTTGCTCCAGCTGATGCTACATGAGATCGTGCAGTAGCCATGTCAGTTGTTTCTGTCCATGCAGTCCCATTCCATAATTCTGTTTTTCCAGTAAGAGTTGTTGGAGATCCATATTGCCCTGCAAAAACCACGGCTAATGAAGAAGGTGAAGATCCACTAGCTCCTGGACCTCTTCTTGTTTGATTTAAATCTCCTACCTCTGTCCAATTAGTTCCATTCCATTGTTCTACCAATGCAGATGGTGAAGGGGAAGCTCCACCTGCTGCTAAAGCAGCTGTTGTTATTCCCATTCCTGCTAAAGCATATCTACCAGTGTTCATGTCATTAACTTCTGTCCAATTTGTACCATTCCAAGTTTCAGTTTCAGCAGAGGGTGCTGAAGCAGGATTATTATATCCTCCAAAAGCTATAGACGTTGTATTATCTGCACCAGCTCCACTTACTTGTACTCTAGGATCATTTAAGTCATTTACTTCTGTCCAATTAGTTCCATTCCAAAGTTCTGTCAAATTATCGTTAGGATTACTATCTCCACCAAAAGCTAAAGAAGATGTTTGAGTTCCTGTTAGTTGCGCACCATATCTAGCAGTCCCTAGATTATTTACTTCAGTCCATGAAGATCCATTATATAATTCTGTATCTGCTGTAGTAGGTGGTACATTTCCACCTGCAACTATTGCAGCTGTTTGAGTTCCTGCTCCACCTGTTTTAAATCTAGCTGTATTTAAAGCACCACCAGTCCTCCACGAACCAGCTGACGTTGTAGCAGGGTGTTGAAACTTTAATGTGTTGGCCGTATCGTTATACCACACCTCTCCCGTATTCGGATTATCGGGATCCGTAGTGTAGTTCTGTATTCTACTACCATGTGTGCCTAAGTACGTAGCCATTTAATTTTATTCCTCTAATGTTATGTCAGCAGGTCTTGTGTTAGACTCTACTGCTGGTGCTTTCTCAGCATCAGGTAAAGCATCCCACGCAGCTTGCGCTGCTTGAACCTCTGCATCAACAATCGCCTGTGCTTCTGTTTTAGTTTTTACAGTACCTGCAACTTTAGCAACCCAAAGATTACCGTGTTTGTTGTATGCAGGAACTTGCCAAACATTTCCAGGATAGCCTACAAACGTGATTCTTTGAGATTCAACGTGATCGATGAAACCCTTTCCCCAGTTTTCTGCTACACAGTATTGATATGTTTTTGCCATAGTTTTCTCCTTTTATTAATCTGTTAATGTTTTTACCACATTTGATGGTTTATTCCACTCTTCTGTTGCTGCTGATTCATTTCCAGCTCCAGGTGCTGATTGACCCCCAGCTACAAAACCAGAAGTTGTTGTTCCACCTCCCGCTACTCCATATGCTCTTGCTGTCGCTAAATCTGCAACTTCAGTCCAACTAGCTCCATTCCACTCTTCTGTAAGTCCAACAAAAGTAGTTGTATAACCTCCAACACATAAAGCGGATGTTGATATTCCTATACTAGCCTGTGTTTCTCTAGCCGTGTTTAAATCGTTAAGTTCAGTCCAGTTGGTTCCATTCCATAATTCTGTTTCACTTTTATTAGGAGGCACTGATCCTCCAAAAGCTAAAGCGGCTGTATTAGTAGCCCCACAACCACCTATACCTGTTCTTCCAGTATTTAAATCATTAACTTCAGTCCAGTTGGTTCCATTCCAAATTTCTGTAGCTGATGTTCTTGTACCAGGTGGGTGAAAATAACCACCAAATCCTAAAGCAGCTGTATTAGTACCAGCTCCTCCCAAACCATATCTTCCTGGTGTCCCAGTATTCATGTCATTAACTTCTGTCCAGTTTGTTCCATTAAAAGATTCACAAAGAGCATAATAATTATCAGGACCACTTGTACCCCCTCCAAAAGCTAAAGAAGCTGTTTGTGTTCCAGCTGTAGCAGATCCAACCTCATATCTGCCAGTGTTCATATCATTAACTTCTGTCCAACTACTTCCATCATAAAATTCTGTGTTTCCAACGTAACTGTTTGGAGGCGTTTTTCCTGCAAAAACTATGCCAGCAGTTGTTGTTCCTGCTCCTGCAACACCACTTCTAGCAGTATTTAAATTTCCACCAGAAGACCAAGCACCTAATGGCTGACCTGCACCTATCCATTCTTCTGATGATGCAGTTGGTGATCTTCCATTTCCACCAGAAATTATAGCTGATGTAGATGATCCAGCACCACCAATAAAATTTCCATTATCTGAAAGATCTGTTGTTTCTGTCCAGTTAGTTCCATTCCATAATTCTGTAAGTGCTGAGTTTGATCCAGTAGTTCCAGCAGCTGCTATGGCTGCTGTTTGAGTTCCTAATCCTACAAGTGCGTTTCTTGCAGTATTTAAATTATTTACTTCAGTCCAGTTTGTTCCATTATAAGATTCAGTATTTGCATAACGGGTACCACCATTATTACCACCAAAAGCTAAACCAGAAGTATTACTATCACCCGCACCTCCAAGTGATACTCTTGCTTGATTTAAATCGTTAACTTCAGTCCAGTTGGTTCCATTCCAAGATTCTGTATTTGCAATTTGACTAGGTCCAGTGTCACCACCAAAACCTAAAGCGGAAGTTGTAGTTCCGTTTCCTGAAATATTAGTTCTTCCAGTATTTAAATCATTAACTTCAGTCCAGTTGGTTCCATTCCAAGTTTCTGTATTTGCATAATAAGTATCTGGTGGAACGTCTTTGTAACCACCAAATGCAAGTGCTGCTGTAGAAATTCCTACACCACCTAAATTTGATCTACCTGTATTTAAATCGTTTACTTCACTATATGAAGAACCATTATATAATTCTGTTTGTCCACCAGGTCCATCATTTCCACCAAACATTAAAGCGGCTGTTGAACCAGCACCAGCTCCTGCTAAAGCTGCTCTACCAGTATTTAAACTTCCACCAGTGCTCCATGAACCAGCTGCTGTTACATTTGGATATTGATATTTGAAATCTTTGTTGGTGCTATCGTACCAAAGCTCACCTTTCACGGCACCTGGGTAATTACCAGCGTAGTTGACAACCGCAGTTCCAACTTTCTCCTTATAAGTAGCCATAATTATTTATTCTTTAGCAACCAACCCTGAGTTCCATCTACATAAACCAAAGTATTAGCTGCCCTTTCTACTGAAACTGTTAATGGATCTGTTGATCCTGCAATTTTTTCTGTTCCGTTTTGATCAATGGTAAGTGCATAAGTATCAAACGTTCCTGCGTAATCTATAAAAGAAACTTCATCTCCAATACTTCCTGCAGGTAAATCCATTTCAAATGCTCCACCAGTTGTATTAATAAAATAACCTTCACCAGCTACTGCTGTGAAAGTAGAAGTTTTTACTGCTTGCCATGAAGTTCCACCAGATACTTCAGAAAAAGATAATTGACCAATACCTGTAGTACCTGAACCTGATACAGAAGCTACTTTTAAAAATCTATCTGCTGTAACATTCCCTGTTGGAAATTTAAGTTCATACGACTGATTAGCCGAGTGCGCAGGTGACGTAAGTTTAATTCCGTGTGAATTATTTTCACAGTTAAGTTGAAGTGAACCTGGATTATCATTACCTCTAACTGTTACATGACCAGTACCTTTAGCTAATAAATCTAAATCAACATTAGTTTCACCAGTTGCTGATAATCTTGGTCCATTACCTGTTGCACCATTTGCAATTGTAAATTCATTTACTGCTGAACCTGTAGCTGTAAGTAAAGCTAATTCGTTTCCGTTAGTATCTAAAATAGAAGTACCAATTTTAGGTGATGTTAAAGTTTTGTTTGTTAAAGTTTGAGTACCAGTTTCTGTTACTGTACCTGCTGTAGCTAGTGGTATTTCAATAACTCCAGTGTTAGTTGCAACGCCATCAAGGTATAAAAGTTTATATCCTTTATCAGTTGTTCCAAAAGTAACTGTAGCCCCTGAACCTGATACTGCTTTTAGTTGTACTGTATATGCACCTGATGTGCTGTTTTTAATAAAATAAAAAGTTTCTGTAAGAAGGGGAAATGTTACAACTTTGTTTCCTGTAATTGCTTCTGGTGATACTGCACCAAGGATAATAACTCTGTTTTGAGCAGCACCTGTTAATCCACCATCTTCTATTCCTAAAGCTGTTGTATTAGCTCCTGAACCTGCTGCATTTAAAGTTTGAATCTTAAATCCACCTAGTAATTGTTCTGCAAGGTTTAAATTAGCGTTAGTTTTTGTTCCCCAAGTACCGGCATTTTCGCCAGTAGCCATTAGCTCTACGCCAAGATTAGTAAAAGTTGATGCCATAAATTTTGTTCTCCTAAGCTACGTGTGTTACATCTGTATACGATGTTTCGCCTACAAGGTCAACATCGGAATAACTTGCACTATTTGTTTTATTGACAGCACTATAACTTGTATTTCCAATAATATCAATATCTTGATAGCCTAATACAATAACTTCTCCAACTGCTGAAGTAGCTACTTGTCCTAATCCTACTAGACTAGTTATAGATAATTGAGTTGTAGTTAAAGAACCTAAAGCACTTGTAGCCGATAAAGCAGATAAAGTAACTTTAGTATTATTATCTATTGTTAAAGAACCTATAGCGCTTGTAGCTGAAACACCAGTTAACAAATGAATTGGGTTAGATGAAATTGTTATGTCACCAACGTCTGTTTCAGCTAACTGACCTGTTAAACCCGTTACATCTGCAGGCAATATACTTCCTACTGCAGAAGTTGCAGATTGACCAGATAAACCTACAGAATCTTCTGTTCCTAAAAGACCTAACGAAGATACCATACCTTGATTAGGTAATGTAAGTGTGTGATTAGAAAATGAAGTTAAACTACCTATATCAGTTTGAGCTGATAATGCAGGTAGTCCTACAACATCTTTTGCTATAAGAGTTCCAACACTTGATGTTACAGATAAACCTGGTAATGTTTCATTAGCCTCTTCAACAGAACCCCAACCATTTTGTCCCCAAAGTAAAGTACCCCAACCGGGTCTTATTTCTGTAGTTAATGCTCCTAAAGATGTTGATGCTGATAAACTTGGAAGTGTAACAATTGGTGTATCACCCCAAGATTGATAACCCCAAGATTCTCTCCCCCAACCTTGTTCAATTAAAGTAGAATCATTCCAACCAGCTTGTCCCCAACTATAACGGCCATACCCTGAAGTAGCGCCTGTATATGAAAGGTCTCCTAAAGATGAAGTAGAAGAAAGACCCGTTACTGTCAGTGTAACGTCAGCCATTTTTTACCCCTATGCTATCTGAACGATTGCGTTTCCTGCTGTCTGTGCTGGAAATTGAACTGTGAATGTTCCACTTGTTACAGTTTTGTCTGCACCAAAATTAACAACACACACTGATCTGTTTGTTGTAAATCCTGTAACTGCTGTTGAATTATAAATTAAACAACCTCTTGCTGTAAACGTAGCTGAAGTAAAACTAACATCATTAAATTTTACACATGCTGTGTCACTAGATAAAACTGGATCAGCTGATGCTGTTAACGCTGTTCCGCCTGCAGTATAACCACTGTTTGACGCTCCGCCATCAGTTTGACTTTGACTAACTTCAAGTGTGTTAGTTGGAACTGCATTAGCAGATGAAGGTGCTGTATAAACAGTTGTTGTTTTACTTAATGAAGCTGAGTCACTTGAAAATAAAGCTAACTTAAATGCGTTACCTGTTGGTGCACCACTAGCATCGTTAAAGTTGTGACCACCTTGTAAAATTTCTACTTTAAATGAATTACAAATAGCTGATGTTATTGTCATAAAAAATCTCCTAGTTTAGGGTGAAGGTGATTTGACTTGTATTCTAACAGTTCCGTCAGTGTAATCGTCTCGTCTTCTTCTCCCAATCTGCATTCCCGCAAACTGTTGTATTGATGTTTTATACTTATTCTCGTAGAGTGTCAACATCTCCATTGGCCCTTTTAAGAATCCAAATGCTTCTACAAGACATGCATATAATAGTCCTTGTGGGAAGTAATTACTTAAGTATGTATTAGAATTACCATCATCACCTGAACCAAGTCCTACAGGCATTTTGTTGTAATATATTCTAAATTTGTATGCTGCATCCGGTGTAGGGGCTATATATAACCCTCCAGATGTTGTGTCTGTTTTAGTTGTAGCACCACCAAACATAGCGTAGTATTTTGGAAAACCGGTTACATCTTGTGCAGTTAAATCACCCTCTGGTCCCGTCAATCTATCAGTATATTCAGATAGATATGTTTGATCTTTTTTTTCTAACCAAGTACCTGTACCTGTAGTGTTTGCTGTTGAATTAAATACTTCAACACCTCTTATAAACAAAGCACCAGCAGGACTATTAATTGTATTATTATCTGTAGATAGTGTACCTTCTTGTACTAATCTATCTGAGTCCATAGGTAATTCAGTATTAATTCTCTGCTCTGCAGCCATTATAAAACCATCTAAGATAGTTGTTGTAAATACAGAATCATCAACCTCAGTATAATCTTTGATTGCTTGTTTAAGTGTATCGTATGTATAAATTGAAACTCCTGACATAATTAAGCTCTATCATTTATTGGGCCGTATGTACACTGCAAACCACCACCTGCTAAATATGTGCCAGCTACAAAATCCAAAGGTATAGCAAGAGCTGGAACTAAATAACTATTTTCTTTTGTAACAGTTGTATTAGCGTCATTAACGGAAGTAGTTTGTACCATTGTAACAGGTCTAGAACCAAATACTTTAGCTCCTATTGGATGAGAACTTGCTGTTGTTTTTTCAGGACTAACTCCTCTATAAGGAGCTGAAGTACCTCTTGAAACTACTTGAAAAATATTATCAGTTCTTCTTCCTCCGGTATATTCAATTACTTCGTTTTCAAACATACCTGTTTCACTATTAACTTTTTCAATTATCATAAAACCTGAAGAAGGCCATGTACTACCTAATGTAACAACATTAGGCATATCATCTAAAGTAATTATTGTATCAGTTGCATTTATTGCATTAGTTAAAGTTGTGGCTAGTTCTAATTCTATTGCTTGATAATAAACAGTTCCGTCATCAGTAAGTAAAGGAGTTTTAACATTTCTAAATCTAACGTGATCTCCATTCACTAAATCACTATTAGCTGCATTAACACTAAGTGCTCTTTGTGTAGGAACTAAAGGAGTAGAACTAAGTTGAAAAGGATTATTTGGTAAAAAATCTTCTGTTGCAAATTCTGTTCTTGCAGGTCTTGCTCTTTGTAAAGCTTGTGGATCTGCATTAGTTGGTTTAGGTTGTAGCTGTGGTTGTTTAGGTTCGTACTCTGAGTTATGCACTAAAGCACCATTCCATTCTCTAACCATTTCGTTATACGGAAAAGCCATACCTGATCTATCTGATATTGCTAACGCATATTTACCTTGCGAAAAACTAGTCATTAGGCAACCCCTGGAAAATATATTTTAGGTGATATGTAAGTTGAGTTAGAAGAACCATCTTCAGACTCAGCTCTTTTTAATTCATCTTCGTATAATAATTTTAATTCTTGTACTCTTTGTGGTGCATATTTTAAAGCTAGATAATAAGATAAACCCATTATCATACAAGGCACAAATCTGTATGGTACATCTGTTGCATTTGTGTATGCTCCTACATCGTCAATTCTTTTTGTGTAATAAAAATTTATAAAGTCTCCTGCTTGTGAGCTTCCTGGTGTTAGATATAAAGTCATAGTAACTTTATCTACAAATCTTTGAACCCAGTATTGAGTTGGTAAACCTAAATCTGTTTTATTAGAAAATGCTTGATACTGAGATCTACTAATTCTTGTCATAGGTGTGTCAACACTTGTAGTATCTACTCTGTAATTTGCTTCTTGAATATCAGTCATGCCTCTTGGAGACTGTGCAACTGCATCACCAGTAGTGTGAGTAGCGGCTGTTGTACCGTTAACTCCTCTAACACATCCTGTTAAATTTAAACTAGAAATTCCTGTGTAAGTAATATCTTCTGTGCCAATAGTTAAAGTACCTGCTGTTGGAAAACCAGTGATCGCGGTCAAGGGAATAGTTGTAACTGCTGCATTTGTTCCTGCACTAAGTGTAGTGCTT